TCGAGGGAGGTAAAGATGGCGCAGGAGATCCCGGTTCAATTTCAGAAGCTCCTGAACACGCCCAAACAGGGGTTGGTTCCTCCGGCAAGACCACATCAGGCTATAAGGGCTCGAAAAAGAAATTATCCCCAGCGGACGAAAAAGCTCTTAAAAAGGTAAAAGATGAACAAGAGTTAAAAGATATGTTTAATCAGGCTGGAATTCCTTATGAAACCAGCGAAGAGGCTCTTGAGAAGAAATTAAAAGAAATGGGCATGGATTGGCAGACCGAAGGCGAGGCTATTGATGAAGAGGCTAAACTTGCAGCAATGAAAGAAATATATGCCGATGAGTTAGCTGAAGCTGAAAACAATAATTTGATGGGGGCAGGGATGTCAATGGATCCTGATGCAACCGTCGTCGCAGCACAAGAACAAGAATTTGATGTGTTAGAGGCTCAAGAAGAGAATATCAAAAAACAAGAAATGAAAGAAAATCAGGAAAAAGCACTGGAAGCCATGGTCGACGCAGTTAGTGGAAAAAAAGTATGGAAAACTCCAAAGAAAGCCGAAGGTGGTAAATGCACAGGTCCAGATGATGAAGTATATATGCCCAACGCTGGCACTCTGGGCGGATACGGTTGGGTAAAATGTTCAGATCTAGACGAAGAGGACTTCGAAGAGTAACTATTTATTAGTATAGGGAATAGTTTAATATGGCAGATGAAAGTTATGGAAGAAACGGCCTAAGTGCAAGAAAAGCTTTTGTACAAGGGCACATGTATATAGCAAACTTCCCATTTATTCCACGAGATGTAGACTCGGGCACATATCCTAGTTCTGCCCTTCATAGTTTTCGCCACCCCCGTGGCCGCTTTTATGGCATCGTGGACCAAGATGAAGACGTGGTTATGCTGAATGAAAGATTCTTAAAACCACTGTCCGGTGCAAGAAAAACAGAATATGCTTTAAACTTCGTTGCAGATGCTTTTTTGGACCTGAAAGAAAAAATCTCATCTGGCCGCCCAGCCAACAAACTCAAAGGCTCCCCTTGGGAAAATTTATTTGTAAAAAAGGCGTGGGTCGATTATAATAAAACTTATAATGATTATATATCCAGCTTATATCAAGAATACTCCACTGGCTTTTTACAACGAAAAAATAGACACAGGTGTATTAAAAATGTCGATCAATTCTTGAATAAATTTTTTAATGACTTTTTAAAATATCAGAGGGGCTCCACCGTTATGAGATCTTCTTTTTTGTTGTCGCAAGATCCCGCTATCAGCGGCCTCGTGATTGAAGTTTCTAATGATGATCACGGCCATGACTTGACAAAATGGAGAAAATGGATTAGTTCCCCAGCATTTACTTATTTTAGATATATTGCTGCTCAACACGGTTTTAATGTGGATATGTATGCCCCCTGGAGACTGGTTGCCAATTTAGCATCTCCCAATATGCACAAATATGCAATGAAATATAATTTGGCTAGTACAACTCAAGTATTTTCAAGATTTTATATAAAAGCCTACAAATACGATATTGAAAATTTAAAATTAAATTTATTTGAAATGTACAAAGATTTTGTTGGCCAATCAGCGGGATATATGAGACCAAAAACATCCAGCAACTATTTTCAGTTTGGACATAAAACAATCACATCTCATAATACGACCGGTGATTTTATAAAACGAAGTACCATTGAATTAAAAGACTTTTTAAAAAAATATGATAATAACTATTGGTTTGAGAAATATATTGATGTTCGTTTAAGAGATGCTCTCGTCAATGAAGACGGGAGAATACAGAACAATACAGTTGAAAAAGTCCTGCATCACGCCAATGAACTAAATAAACATGTTGACTTTAATGAAGCTATAGGGTATATTAATGACTATATTAAGAGCCGAAGCCCACAAAGCCCAGGCAATATGTCTAATTTGATAGAGACGTAACAGGTGTTAATTGTTATTCCAAAGCCTCGATGACAAGAAAGAGTGTGTCGCCATTTTCCTTGATGGCCACCTTGTAAAAGACGTTCCCAAAAATCTATCACAGACTTGGAACTACTCAGCTTTCCTAAAAAACCTCGACATTGAATATGCCAGCCTGTATTGCGGAGGCAAACCCCTAGATGATGTTTGCCCAGAGCACTTAAAAGAAGAGTGGGATAAGATCAACAGCCGGATGCGTGCCTATCACAGATCTTTTGTGGAGGCAAAAATCTCCCTAAATGATAATTGCTTTTTTGACTTAGTTCCAGAACAATTCCTGCTTCAATACTGCGATATCAAAAATCAAATAACAAAACACATATTACAAAATTATCAAAAACCAGAAAACTGTGATTTTCTTGCTGAACTATCTGCATTCACTACAGACATTAAACACAGTAAATTGAATGTTGATTTAAATTATTTAAAATCCCGCCTGAGTGAATATAAAGTAAGGCAGTTTTATAAGAAGATAAATACGGTCTCCCCATACATAAAATACGATATATTCGGAACAAAGACCGGTCGCCTAACAACTAGGAAGAACAGCTTCCCTATCTTAACGATGGATAAGAGATACAGGGGCATTTTGAGGCCAAATAACGATTGGTTCGTTGAGTTGGACTATAATGCTGCTGAATTAAGAACAATGCTCGCTTTACTAGGGAAAAGACAGCCAATTGAGGATATTCATGATTGGAACATTGAGAACGTTTACAACAACGAAGTAGACCGAGATGAGGCAAAGAAGCGTATTTTTGCATGGCTTTATAATCCTAATTCAAAAGATAATTTGTTGAAGCAGACATATGATCGTGATTCTATTAAAGAGAAATATTGGGACGGAGAACATGTGAATACGATCTATGGAAGAAAGATTAAATCAGATGATTATCACGCTGTAAACTATATTATTCAAAGCACGTTTAGCGATTTGTTATTAAAGCAGGCTATGAAGATTAGTAAACTGTTAGAAGGGACCAAGACATATGTAGCCTTTACGGTTCATGACTCAATTGTGCTAGATATGGCTCATGAAGATGAGACAATGATAAGCGAGATTTATCATCAGTTTGCAGATACTGAATTTGGCCCTTTTAAAACTAGTGCCAAGGCGGGAAAGAATTTTGGAGAATTAAAGGAATTATGGATAAAATATTAGGACTAGGCAAAGCAGGTTGTAACATAGCTAGGGCATTCGAGAAATATTCACAGTATACAGTTCTTAAGATTGATAGTGAACCCTCCATGGAGAAGGGTTATCTCCAGATGCACCCACAAAAGACCCCAGAACTCTACGAGGAGAATTGCCCAGATTTTAGATCTCATCTCTCTAGCTTATCTGGCGATCTTTTGTTTATTGTCTCTGGCGCTTCTATTATTTCTGGAGCAGCCTTAAACATTCTTTCTCAGGTAAAAGATTTTTGTGATATTAATGTTTTGTATATCAGGCCAGACGTAGAATTACTGGGAGACCTCAAGAAAAAGCAAGAAAGGATGGTTTTCCACGTTTTTCAAGAATATGCACGCTCTGGACTATTAAAACAGGTGTATATCGTCGAAAATAACAAATTAGAGGAAGTTATCGGCGGAGTTCCGGTAATTGGATACTTTGAGAAGCTAAATAATCTGATAGTTTCCACAATTCATATGATAAATATCTTCAATCATAGTGAACCCGTCAACAGCACCCTGTCTGATTCAAAAGAAATTTGTAGAATTTCTACCTTTGGTATCGCGGACTTAGAAAAAAGTGAAGAAAAACCGTTTTTTGAGCTTGACAATATAGATGAAAAGCGCTATTATTACGCCATTCCCGAGGGGAAATTAAAAACGGATAGTACATTGTTGAACAAGGTCAAGGAAAAAGTAATTAATGAGCCCGGAGGATCTTACGGTATATATTCTACTTCTTATGCTGAAGAATATATCTATTACATCGCAAGAGCCTCTACTGTTCAAGAAAAATTAAAAAATGCTTGATTTTTGTTTTTTAATGTGTTATATTGTTTGTAGATGTTTGGGAAATTTGCCAAGCATGCTTTAACAAAAGGAAAAACTATGTCTATTAATTTTGACAAAATGAAAGAGAAGTTGGCCAAAGTCCAAGGCCGAGATAACGGAAAGTCTTCTTTCTGGCGACCGCAGGATGGAGAGAATACAGTGCGTATTGTTCCTACTGCAGATGGCGATCCATTTAAGGAGTTTTGGTTTCACTATAATGTGGGCAAAAATCCTGGCTTCTTGAGCCCTAAGAAGAACTTCGGAGAAGATTGTCCACTGGATGATTTTGTACGGAACCTTTTTAACGAGGGAACAGAAGATAGTATTAAGATGGCGAAAAACCTTATGGCTCGCCAACGCTTCTTTTCGCCCGTTTTGGTTCGAGAAGAGGAAGAACTAGGAGTGCGCTTGTGGGGCTATGGAAAGCTCGCATATCAGGAGCTTCTTAGTTTGGTTCTTAACCCCGAGTATGGAGACATTACAGATGTGAACGAGGGCACGGATCTTACCATCACTTACGGTAAGCCGCCGGGAGCACAGTTTCCACAAACTTCAATTACCCCCCGTCGTCGGTCATCGCCCTTGGCCGAGACACAAGAGGAGATTACTCAGCACCTCGAAAGCGTACCAGATGCATCCACCGTATTTGAACGCAAAACTCCTGAGCAAGTCCAAGCCATGTTGGATGAATTCTTGCTTGGGGAGACTGGTGCTGAACAGTCTTCCACAGAAACTGAAAAGTTCGGTGGAGCAACATCAACAAATAACGATACAAAATCGGTTGATGAGGCTTTCAGCGAGCTTCTTAGTTAGTCCCCCCTGGGGGGAGGCTTGTCCTCCCCCCCACTTTTTATTAGGAGAACGAAATGACAACACGCGCCGGTAGACTTTCCATGGATGATATGAGAAAGTTGATTAATAAAAAGGCAGGAATGTCTGTAGCGCATAACCTCGTTGAAGACAACCCAACTGAGGTAAAAGATTGGATTCCGACAGGTTCTCGATGGCTTGATTCGGTAGTTTGTCGTGGCAAATATGCCGGAGTCCCCGTTGGAAAAGTCACGGAGATTGCAGGACTTGAATCCACAGGAAAATCATATATGGCTGCACAAATTGCGGCCAATGCTCAAAAGATGGGCATCGATGTAATTTATTTTGATTCTGAATCGGCCATTGATCCAACGTTTCTAGAGAACGCGGGATGCGAGTTGGAAACGCTTTTATATGTTCAAGCACAGTCTGTAGAGTTTGTTCTTGAGACAGTTGAAACACTTTTGGCGTCTAATGAAAATAGAATGCTATTCATTTGGGATTCCTTGGCATTTACTCCAAGCACAAATGATTTGGAAGGCGACTTTAATCCACAGTCTTCAATGGCAATGAAACCCAGGATTCTTTCCAAGGGCTTATCAAAGATTATTGTTCCCCTTGCTAACTCATCGTCCTCTCTTTTGATATTGAATCAATTGAAAACGAACATCACATCTAATGTGGCAGAAGCAATGACAACTCCTTATTTCACACCAGGGGGTAAGGCCCTAAACTATGCGTATTCATTGCGTATTTGGCTCACTGGCCGCAAAGCAAAAGCCTCCTTTATTTTAGATGATAAGGGATATAGGGTAGGTTCAGAAGTTAAAGCAAAGATTGAAAAATCTAGGTTTGGGACTCAAGGTCGTATCTGCAACTTTAAGATTATGTGGGGCGGAGAAGTAGGAGTTCAGGACGAGGAAAGTTGGCTGGACGCCATTAGAGGATCAAAATATTTGACCTCTGG